CACACGATCACTACGATCTCTTCCGAGTAGGTCTCCTACAGCCCTTATCAGGCAATAGAAGAGTAGAGTTTGGACTGGAAACGTAAAACCGATACCCATCATCATGAAAGACATATTGTGATAAGTCTCTCCTTTGTATGTGTAACGGCGTGAGCGTCCAAGGTCCAAGGCTCGCAACCACTCACGTGGTAACAAGCGACACACTAAACTCCAGGTAAACGAGTTCGACGCATTACTTAGGTCGGCTGTAACCAGAGAACGGGACTTTGAAAGCTTCCTCACCAATTTCCGGTGAATCATTTGAAGCTTCCTAATATTTAACCCGTGTGTGCGAAGCCGCTGTGTAATGATGGCACCTAAGCCGTTGGAGCAGAAACTCCCCAAAACGGTGTCGGGCATGATGCCACGGCGGATCTTCCAACTCTTATCTACGTTTATCATTGTCAGAGCATGTTCACGGCAAGGTAAACGGTACTCAGGACGAATATCGTCCGTCATCTCCATCCACTCCTGTAGTAGGGGATCACCCTCTATAACGTGTTTTTCGAACCACGTCCCGTGTTCAGCAGAACCGGAAAGTGCCGTCAGCTTTACATCTAAATAAGCTGAAGCAGCAGGTACTCCAAAGTTCGCCTTAATTCCAAACCGGCATGCATCAACGTGCTCTTCTAAGTCGTAACGACCTAAGATTTCCTTCGCGAGAAGGCGAGCGCGTTGTACGACTAGGTAGGTAGACAAGGACACATTTCCGTTCGTGTCCGCCAGCTCCATTTGATGTTCAGAAAACTTATCAAATGTACGCTGTTCTAGCTCTGCGTCAGTATATGCATCATCCTTAAACCGGTACCGCTTGAATAGGTTCTCAAGTTGTGCCTGCTGTTTGTGTAAATAAACAGGTGCTTGACACCGTGCTGGCCACTTTAATGCACGGAAATCCTTTATTGATCTGTTGAGGCTATTCTCTGCCTCAACACAATAATCTGGCCCTTCAACCGATCTAAAATCTCTGACAAGACACTTCCATAAGTTCTTCATAAAAGTGTCGGTACAAAATTGTTTCTTTGACTTCATGGCAATACTCCAATAAAGTTAAGTGTTGTTGTGACGTATGGTTAATCCATAGATCCGTACTTCAGGAAGTTAGCGAAGTCGCTGTCAAACCCAAATTGCGAACCCCAGGCGATCATTTTGGTCACCTCGGCGTCGGTTTGTTCGGGATGCGGTTCAAGAATGAACCTGATTAAAGGAAAACGGACGATTCCATCGGCACAAAGCTTAGGAAATACAGCCATGATCTCATTGCGTGCTTTTGAGTACACACCATTAACCACAGCCGGCTGCTTTTGTTTAAAGTTAACGAACGGTCTCACACGATAATCTGTGACAGACATATCAGCAACTTGCAGCCCGTGTTTTACCTCCGCACCCGTAAGTGTCAGAGTGGACGACGTTCCACCTGTAGCAGAAATAGTCGCGCCGGTTAGAATTGTAGAACCTTTGATAGGCATAAACCTACCTCCTTAGTGCGGGCATTTTGGCCCAAAGAAGTGAGATTGTATCCAGAACTCGCCTCCATTTGAGGAAGTCTGGGTTAAATACAGGGTACTCTGGTACTGGAAGGTTTGTGAGCCTACATAATTCTGCACGATGACCATAATATCGTGACTTGGGTACCTGACATGAGTACCCATTGTAGGTGGCGGAGATAATCGAAACTTTATAATTTATGTCTCGCTTACGCGAAACGCAATTACCGATTACCGTCAACTTCGGGTCTACGTTCCATGAACGGAACCATGACTCGACACCAACAAACCAATCTACAATGAATGACCAGCGAGTTAATTCCCATGCAACTGGCAAGGCATTAGACGAATCTAAGCCAAG